ATTTACATCAGCATTAAATCTTACCTGAACCATTTGAGTAGAAGCATCTTGTTGTGGAAATGGTCTTAAATCCCAAGCAATATCTAAACTTGTTCCAGTGGTTGAATATGTAATTCCAGTTCCTGTACTCCAAGTAGTCCAGTCCCATCCAGCAATAGATACTGAAGGTGCTCCTGGAGTTGTATGATAAACCCATCCTTCATTTGTTCCAAATGTTATTGTTGCATTTGATCCAACGAATACATTGTTGTAAACAGTTCCACCCATTTGCATTCCGAACGGAAGGTTCATTTGAACACCAGCATCATCTACTCCAGCCAAAACATTTGTGCTAGTTCCAATAGTGGCTTGCAAATTATTTACTGCTGTTTGTGCATTATCAATTGCAATGTTGGCTTGAGTTAGTTCGGTTTGTGCGGTGGCTTGTGCTGTTGTTGCTGTTGTTTTTGCTGCAACGGCTTCAGATATTTGTACCTGTGCAGTTGATGTGTCAATATTATTTATGGAGGTTTGTGCTGTTGTAATTGTATTTTTTGCATCTTGAACTAATTGTGAACTTTGATCCACTGGAGTAACAGATAAATCTATAGCATTAATTGTTGCGGTGGCTGTGTCTACTAAGGCTACATTTGATTGTGCTACCGCTACTGTGGCTGTTAATGTGTCTACTGCTGTTTGAGCCTCTACCCTTTCAGCAACTGCTACGGCTATGGTGGCTGTAGCAGTGTCTGTGGCTGCAATAGCCTGTTGAACCTCTGTAGTAGCCGTTGCAAGGGCTGTATCAACTGCTTGCTGGGCAGGGCTAACAATTACCTGCTCTTGATTGTCAGTAGCATATGCCTCGTTAGGCGCCATAATGCCAAAAATTGTTAAACATAGACCTACCCCCAAAGCCAATAATATTTTGCGCTTGAGGCTAGTCAATTATGTATAATCTCCAATGTGTAACTATATTAGCAATTATACCATTTTTATACAATAAAAAAAAGGGCTAGCACTTGGCTAACCCTTTAATTTATAAAGTTTTACTTAGTTAAAAGTTTTACTTTAGATTTTGGATTTTTCTTGTTCCACTTTGTAGCAAGTGTATTATATTGCTTTACAAAAGCAGCACGATCAACAATTGCTTTAGCCTTTTCTGCAGCAAGTTCTGCTTTAAGGCTATCAAAAATTCCCTGCAATGCTGTTACTTGTGCAACTAATGCTGCAAGAGTAGCGTTTGTGCTAGAAGAAGAATTTGAAACTGTTGCTGATGCGGTTACTGCAACCTGTCCTGCTAGAGGTAGGGATGTACCACCAGTTGCTGAAAGTGTTACAGTGTTTTCAGTCAAAGGCATAAATACCTTGTATGACTTTGCTGTATCTGTATCAGTTGTAACTGATGTTGCTGTAAGTACGTCAGATCCTGAACCAAATGCATAAGTAGAAGTGATTCCACCTGTTGCAAATAGTGCTGAGTGTGCCTTACCAGAAACTGGAAGACCTACTGCATCAAGAACTTGAACCTTAACTGTTGCTGCCTCACCTGGAAGGTATGTAGCCTTATCAAATGAAATCTTTACAGTTGCTGCTGCTGCTTCTACACGAATAGAAACTGGAGCGGAAACAATTGTTCCAGACTTAACTGTAATTGCTGCTCCACCAGTCTTAACACCAGTAATTGTAAATACGGCTTCACCGTTAACAATTGTTGTTGCTGTTGCTGAATCAGACACTGTTGTTACATCTGATGAATATGCATAAAGAGTTCCTGCTCCAACTGTTACGCCAGAAGCATCCTTTGCAACTGCCTTGACTGTAGTTGTATTTGCACCAACTGCAATAACAGACTTAACGGCAGTTGCTTCAATTGTTGCAATATCTCCGTAGAATGTTACCTTTTCTGTTGCAAGTACTGTACCTGTAAGGGTTGTAATTGTAATTGTTCCAACTCCTGCTGTACCGTCAGAAAATACACCAATGTAATTTCCTGAAGGAATAACAAGTGCACGACCAAGAACCGACATTGTTGTAGCATTAGTGCCATATCCAATTGATCCTGATCCAGTCACTGTAGCAAGAAGTGATTCTGAAGTTGTTCTACCTGCTGCATTTTTTTGTGCAATAACAATAACTGCTGCTGCATCTGATGCTGCTACCTTTGGTGCAAATACTGAATCATCTGCTGTTGCAGTAATTACTTCACCTCTGTTAAGAATTGAAGTTGTTGTTGAAGCAGAAGGAACTGTATCTCCAGCACCAACTGTTATTGTCCATATAACTGATGGACCAGTTGATGGGCGAGTTGTAATAATTCTTGCCTCATATGTTCCAGCAACTGTTGGCGCTGCCAAGGTAACTGTAAACTTTGCTGTTACATATCCTGTTGTATTAACTGTTGAGTTAACATTTGCAGTCAGACTATCTCCTGCAATTACTACTGTTGCTGTATTTGTTTCAAGCAATGTAAGTGTTGCAGACTTATTAGCCGTAGAAGGCTGTGCAAACATAGCAGATAGCACAGTTGCTGTGTCTGCTGATGTTTCTGAAATATATGACAACGAAACTACTGCTGTTGCAGTCTCACCTACGAGAATTGAGTCTGTAGCAGAATCAATTGTCAAGGTTGGTGCAATAACCGTAGCATGTGTCGGAAGTGCAGATAATACGCCAAAGGACATGGCTGCAGCGAGTCCTAGGGCAATTTTCTTAAATGAATTCATTATTCTCCTTGTTTATTTATATTATGTTTAATCTATCAAGAAAATCTCTAACATCTTTAGGCATTTCCTTGTTGTCTAATTCTACCATATCTCTCTGTTTCTCTGCAAGTCGTGCAGAAGTAGACCAAGTATGAATCTCAATCTCATGGTTAGAATCTTTAGGTGTATGTGATATTGCTCCAAATACAGCGCCACATACAGCATCTGCTAGGTCCTTAGATTTTTTACGTGGATGATCAACCCTAGTATTTTTCATAATTTTGAGTTCTGACATCTCTTCCAGTAATAAAGGAATTCTTGGTATTGCAACTCTTTCTTCATATACCATCATTGCTAAGTCTTCGTAGTGTTTTTTAGCAACAGAAACGGTATCGGTCTTTATGCCTACCGCCTTTAATTCCTGTTGAATATCAAATGACTGCCAACGGTCAAAAGAAACAACCCCAATATTAAATCCCTGTCTGCGTAAATTAATGATCCATTGCTTTACTTCTGATAAATTAACTGGACCCTCCGCTTTTGGTTCCCACCAGGCAACTGCATCAACAATAACCATTGGTGCTACTTGCTCATAATCTTTAATAACTTGAATGTTTACCCATTTATCTACGTGAGCAATTGCTACAGCACACTTGTCATGCTTTTGTGCAAGGTCAGCGTGAATATAGTATATCTTTTCTGGATCAGGTTTAAATGATTCATCAAACCTTCTAAAATTATCAACTGGATTTCTTAATGTCATTACTTTTTCTAATTTTGCTTTATCTTTAAAAAATGCATCTGATGCAAATGTTGGCGTACAAGCAAAGCGCATCATGGCATCACCAAGGTCTGTATAGAATGCTAACTTAAAATCATCTATTTTTCTAGTAGGATTTACATCCCACGTTGTTTTTTTAAGTGCTAAAACTTTTGGAACCTTGTAAGAAAGAATAGTATCTTCGTCCCATGAAATTTCAAATTGATTATTTGGATCATCGTGTGGCAAGTCTTCATTCATAATAAAAAGATGTTTCTTTTCAATAGTTTCTTTTTCTGCAATGACATCTTCATATCTTTTGGAAATAAAATCACCTTGGTAGCGGGGGAATGAAAGCAATACTACTTTTCCTAAATCTGGAAAACGAGAATCTACAGACCCACGAAATGCTTTATAAATATTTTCTGCAGTCTTACCTTGCTCATTACCAGTTCCAACTTCAGATGCAAAACCAGAAATTTCATCAAGAACTGCTAGTAATAAGTTTAAACCTTCATGCGACTCTCTTTCTGAATGTCCAGAATAAACGGTAATTGATTTATCAAACTCAATGCTGTCAGCCTTTGCGTTATACTTTCCTGCAAACCATGGTGATTTTTCTATCTTAGTTTTAAATCCTTTAAAGAATACGTTCTTTGCTTGTTGTGCGTTGATGGCTACGTTTATGATATCAATTGCATCCCCGCTTGGTTTTCCGTAATACCTAGCAGGATCTTTAAGGCATAGCAGTTTATATACTATGTATGCACAAGCGACCGTTGATACAAAGTCTTTTCCAGATCCCTTGCCAAGTTGCAAAATAATTTCATTTTTAGTATATTTATCAAAATATTGAGCACCAGCAACTGATCCAAATATTTCTTGTAGTTCTTCTTTACGATAAATTTGACTCATTGCTTCTACAATTTCATACTGTATTAAAGACAATTGTGGTTGACCAAGATAATCAGCAGATTCAACAAATGTTTTTGCGTCTACTGGAATTTCATCAAATTGATTTTCTTTTAAAACTTCTAAGAAATCATTAAACATCTTGGACAATAGTAATTACCTCTCCCTCTTTAGCAATTTGAGAAAGACGCTTCATAATTAAATCACGAACTTCTGGATGAGTTGAAGCAATGTCTCTTAAGATTTCAACAAGAACCTCTTGTCGCCTTTCAATTTCAACCATTTCTTCTGCAAGTTCTTTGTTTTCTAAAAGCCCTGCTTTTTGTAACATTTCAATTCTAGATTTTTCAATATCCATAACTAACTTAATTGCCTGAGTTTTTGCACTAAGATTATTAGTTAAACTTGATTCATCAATAACTTCATAAGCCTTCGTAATTAGTTTACTATAATGAGTATCAGCACCCGCAAGGGCTTCTTTAGCCCGTGCACGAATTGCATCATTTGCAGATGCCATAACCTTCCACTCATTAATTAATGAAACAACACGAGTACGTGGAATATC